TAGGTCTACCAGAGATAGTTGGAGATTTATATAATCCCTTAAAAGGTGTAAGTTTTTAGTATGGCAAATTGGTTAAATAAAGTAGCAAAATATCATAAAGAGTGGGTACAAATAGCAAAAACATTAGGAGCAAAAGACTATGCTGAAGACGTAGTACAAGAATCTTATATAAAATTACATATGTATGCAAGTGAAGAAAAATTATTTAATAATGGAATTATTTCAAAAGGTTATATGTATTTTGTAATACGTTCTGTTTTTTTAAGTTATATAAACTCAAAAAACAAAATAAATAAAATACAAATAGAAGAGTTTTTTAAAGATAAAGATTTTATAGAAATACCAGACAAAGATCTTGATAAGTTTACAGTTAATGATAATTTAGATAAAGAAAAAGCTTTTTGGAAATTATGTAAAAAAATGGATGAAGAATTAGAAAAATGGCATTGGTATGATAAAAGTATTTATAAATTATATAGAGATACAGAGCTAAGCATAAGAGGTATGGCAAAAGACACGTCTATTAGTTCTGTTAATATATTTCACACACTAAAAAAAGGGAAAGATAAAATGAGAGATAAGTTTAGTGAAGACTATGAAGATTTTAAAAACGAAGACTATAATTTAATATGAAACCACCAAAAGACAAACGTACTAAAGAGTACAAAGAATGGAAAGCAAATTACGACAAACAATCAAAAGGTCTAGGAGATACTATTGCCAAGATAACTAAAGCTACTGGAATAGCTAAAGCTGTGAAGTTTATAGCTGGAGAAGATTGTGGCTGTGATGAAAGGCAAGTAGCTCTTAACAAGGCATTTAGATATAAAAGACCAAAGTGTTTACTAGAAAATGAATACGTTTATTTAAAAGAATGGTTTGCATTAAACAGAACAAGAGTAAACCCATCAGAACAAAAACAATTACTAAAAATATACAACAGAGTATTTAACGATAAAAAAGTAATGACATCTTGTGGGAGTTGTATAAGAACTATAACTAATGAACTAAACTCTTTATATAAAACTTATGGAAATTAGACCACGTATTAACGGAAACAAAAAAGCAGCTTACGAGAACATAACAAAGAAAGAAACAAGAGTGCTTGTTATAGGAGACTTACACGAGCCATTTTGTTTAGATGGATATCTCGAGCATTGTCAAGAAACCTATGCTAAATATAATTGTAATACAGTTATATTTATAGGGGATGTTATAGACAACCATTACAGTAGTTACCACGAATCAGATGCCGATGGTTTAGGTGGAGGTCAAGAGTTAGAACTTGCAATAAGTAAAATAGCTAACTGGTACAATGCTTTTCCTAAAGCTCACGTTACTATAGGGAATCACGATAGACTTATAATGCGTAAAGCACAAACAAGTGCAGTACCAAAGAAATGGATAAAAGCTTACAAAGATGTACTAGAAGTGCCACAATGGAAGTTTGTTGATAGAGTTGTAATTGATGGTGTGCAGTATATACACGGAGAAGCTGGAACTGCAAGAACTAAATGTAGAGCTGATATGCAAAGTACTATTCAAGGACACTTACATACCCAGTGTTATACAGAGTGGTATGTAGGCCAAAACTTTAAAGTATTTGGTAGTCAAGTAGGTTGTGGAATAGATGCAACTGCTTATGCTATGGCATATGCTAAAAGAGGAAAGAAACCAGCTATTGCTTGCGCAGTAGTGTTAGGAGGGCATACAGTAATTAATGAACTAATGGAATTATGAAAAATAAAAAATACACAACTAAAGAAAGGTTTAAGATACTAGAATCAACAGTAGCTACTTTATATGTAGCGATAGAAAAACTATCTAAAAGAATAGATGGCATAGATAAATTTTTAACTAAAGCAACAAAAGATTACAAAGAAGACTAGTATATATTAACAAAATTGTTTATATTTGCACAAAACAAAACAAAATGAAAAAAGAAATAACAGTAGAATATGATAACATAGCATTAGTTGTTGTAGGAGAATATCAAAAAGGACAAGATGGAAGTTATATGTATCCAGATTTCAGTAGTGATTTTAATTGTTTTAAAGTGTTATGTGGAGGACAAGACATTATAGACATACTAGAACAAGAAGTAATTGATGAGCTAGAGAATCAAGCTATAGAAATAATTGAAGAACAATGGTAGTTTTATTTGATGCAGACAGTTTAGTGTATTCTTCTTGCTGTGGTGTTGATGACATACTAGATGAAGCTATAGGAAAGTTTGATGAGATATTTATGTCAATTGTAAATAGACTAGAAGAAACCTACCAAATAGAAAGAGTAATTACTTTTAACAATAGTAAGGGTAATTTTAGAAAACTACTAGACCCTAATTATAAAGCAAACAGAAAAAAGCAAGAACATCCTAAATTACTATATGAGATGCACGAACATATCCAAGAGATATATAGCACAAAAAGTTCTTATGGTGTAGAGACAGATGATTTGGTTGCAACGTATTGGAAAACACTTACAGACGAGTTAGGACACAACAACGTAATAATAGTATCACTTGACAAAGATTATAAGCAACTACCTTGCCTTATGTATAACTATCACTACAAACACCAAGAGATAATAGATATAAGTCCTTACGAAGCCTTATATAACTTCTACGAGCAAATGATAGTAGGAGATAGTTCAGACAATGTAAACTACTGTAAGGGTTATGGAAAGGCATATGCAAAGAAATTGTTTAAAGATTGCAAGACACATTATCAATTTACTAAAAAGACATACGAGTTATTTAAAACAATATATAAATCAAAAGCAAAATTAAAATACATACAATGTTATAACCTTTTAAAATTAAGAACAAAATGAAAATAAAAACAAAAGACGAAATAGTTAGACAAGTAATAAGTAAAATAGACCAACGTAGTATTATAGGACAACAAAAATATGGAGGTACTATGATGGAAGAAATAAAAGGAGAAATAAAAGATGTAAATAGATTTGTAATAGATGTACAAGAAGAATTGATGGATGCTTTGTTATATTTAGAATCAGTTAAAGAATTATTAAAAGATAAATTATAAAATGATTAAAACAATTTTTGAAAACGCAGAAGAAGCTTATGTTTATCAACTTAATAGAATATTAGTTTATGGCGTAGACTATGATGATACAAAAGCTTTGTTTAATGTAGGTTTTACAATACAAAACCCTATAGATAATCATATTACAAATAAAGAACGAAATTGGAGTTTACAATATGCTAAAGCTGAATGGGAATGGTATAAGTCTGGTGATCGTAGTATTGATAAGTTAGGTCAAATATATGGTAAAATACCGCCTATATGGGAAAAAATGGCTGATAGTAATCGTAATGTTAATTCTAATTATGGTTATCAATGGCAACGTAATAATCAAATAGATTATGTATGCGCTAAACTTAGACAAAACAATAACACAAGGCAAGCAGCAATAAGTATATACGATGCGAAAGAATGGACTTCGTATCAAAAAGATACTCCTTGTACTTATGCAGTACAATTTACAATATTAGATAATAAATTAAATATGTCAGTTCTTATGCGTTCTAATGATATCTGGTATGGTTTTTGTAATGATCAATATCAATTTTCAATGTTACAACAATTAGTTGCTAATAGGTTAACTATTGAAATAGGTTCTTATTACCATTTTGCACACAACTTACATTTATATAATAACATAAAAAATAAAATAAAATGAAATTTAACGAAATAAGAAATTGGGCTAAAAACAAAGGCATATTAGATAAAGGAGATGTAAAAACACAATACATAAAACTTCAAGAGGAATGCGGCGAATTAGCAGAAGCAATATTAAAACAAGACAAGTTAGAAATGTCAGACGCGGTTGGAGATATTATTGTAGTATTAACTTCTTTATCAGAACTTGGAGGATTTAAAATAGAATCAGCAATAGAAGGCGCTTGGTTAGAAATAGCAAATAGAAAAGGGAAAATGATAAATAACAACTTTGTAAAAAATACAGATCATATAATAGCAGGAACCGAATGAGAACATATTTAGCAAAAATTAAAATACCAGATAACTTAAAAAAACAATCAGTAGGTTATATAGGCGAAAAAGTATTTGAACACTGGTTCAAAGTAAATTATAATGACGAACAATTGTTTAAACAAAAAGCCGACAGAGATTATAACAAAATAGACTATGCTGATGAAAAAGGTTTTAAATATCAAGTTAAAACAACAAGTAAAAAATCTTATACATTTAATTGCTCTACAGATAAGATAAATAATCATTTAAATAGTGATTACTATATTTTTGTACAATTAAAAAACGAATACGCATACATAGAAAACTTTAGAACAAAACAATATATATTAGATAATATTATACAAAGCTTTAAATACAAAAACTCTTCATACGTTAAACCAGAGAATTTATTGCAAGAAGTATTATCTATATGAAAAAAAAAGATAAGGATTTAGTTAAAGAGTTTTACAACCTTGCATTATACGATTACGAAAAAGGTACAGACTTAGAAGAACTAAAAATTATCTTAAATGATTATGAAGATAAAGAAATGTATTTACAATGTGCTGGTATTAATTTAGCTATACAATATATAGAATTTTTAATATATTTAGAAATAATAAAACATATAAACGAAATAAATGACAACGCAACAAATTAAACAATTGATAGAAACAGAACTAAACATAGAAATAAATGCTAAAAGTAGAAAAAGAAAAAATGTTTACGCTAGAGCTATATATTTTAAAATATGTAGAGACAGAACACATTTATCTTTAAAAGAAATAGGAGATACACTTAAATTAAATCACGCAACAGTATTACACGGTATTAATAACGTATTTCCTACATTTGAAATATATAATCCAGAGTATATGGAAGTATATAGAAAAATAAAAAATAGTGAAGAATACATACCTGTAGAAGATAGATACAATACATTAAAAGAAGACTACTATAAATTACAAAGTAAATACGATAGTATAAAAGACGCTAAAACAAAAAAAGAATATAACTCTTTAGTTAAAATAATTAAAGAAATACCTGAAGAAAAACTAGACGTAGCTAACCTAAGAATAGATGCAATGGTTAAAATGCTTAAGACTTACTAATAACAAAAAGAAAAGATATTTGTTATATAAAAAATAATTAATAATAATCTTTTTTAATTATGGATAAAAGGAAAAACAACGGAGGACATACAACAGCTGGTAGAAAGCCTAAAGCAGAAGAGGTAAAGTTAATTGAAAGACTAACACCACTTGAACCTCAAGCTTATGCAGCTCTAAAAAAAGGAATAGAATCTGGAGAATTTAAGTTTATACAAATGTTCTATCACTACTATGCTGGTAAACCAAGAGAAACAAAAGACATTACATTAAATACTGAACAACCTTTATTTAATATTATTGATTAATGTTTGTAGTAACAACTGCAATTAAAAAACTTCTTAAACTTAAGAAACGTAAAAAGATAGTTCAAGGTGGAACATCTGCTGGTAAAACGTTTGGTATACTACCTATCCTCATAGATAGAGCTATAAAAACTCCTAACGTAGAAATAAGCGTAGTTAGTGAATCTATACCACATTTGCGTAGAGGTGCTTTAAAAGACTTCCTAAAGATTATGATGATGACCAATCGTTATAATGATATACAATACAATAAGTCAATGCTTAAGTATAAGTTTGCAAACGGAAGTTACATAGAGTTCTTTAGTGTTGAATCAGCAGACAAGTTAAGAGGAGCAAGAAGACACACACTATATGTAAATGAAGCTAACAACATACCTTACGAAGCATACAACCAATTAGCAATAAGAACATCTGGAGAGATATGGATTGACTTTAACCCTACCTCATCATTCTGGGCGCATACAGAACTACAAGGCAAAGATGATGCTGACTTTATAAAGCTAACGTATTTAGACAACGAAGCATTACCAGACACAATTATAAACGACATAGAGAAAGCTAAATACAAAGCAAAGACATCTACCTATTGGAATAACTGGTGGAATGTTTACGGACTAGGAGAGATAGGAAGTTTAGAAGGTGCTTGTATAAAAGATTGGAAACCTATTGACTTACCAGACGAAGCAAGACTACTTTGTTATGGTATGGATTTTGGATATACTAATGACCCTTCTACTTTAATAGCACTTTACAAATACAACAACGCTTATATATTTGATGAGGTTATTTACCAAAGAGGATTACTAAATAGTCAGATAAGCAACTTACTTAAAACACACCAAGCAAAAGAAATCATATATGCAGATTCAGCAGAACCTAAAAGTATTGCAGAGTTATCAAGCTATGGTCATATGGTAATGCCAGTAAAGAAAGGTAAAGACTCAATAGTGTATGGTATCAACCTCATCAATCAAAATGAAATCTATATAACTAATAGAAGTCATAACCTAATTAAAGAACTACAGAACTACATTTGGTTAAAAAACAAAGAAGGAGAAACACTTAACAAACCTATAGATGCTTTTAACCATTGTATTGATGCGATGAGGTATGCTATTACTTCACAATTAGAGAATCCTAATAAGGGTCAATATTACATTTACTAAAAAAAGTTATTAATAATTTTGTTAATTAAATAAATAGTTATATATTGCAGTATAATTAAACAACAAAACAATGAAAAAACTAAAACACTACTTAACATTATCATTATTCTCATTTGTATTATTAATTGCAAGTGTAGTATTATTATCTCTTGAATCTATTATACATAACTTAATATTTTAGATATGGTAGAGGTAAAACAAGGCGAAGTAATAGTAACAAAAAACAACACAACAAAAATATACACATTAAAAGAATACACAGATACAATATACTATAGAAAACTATATACAAGAATATATCAAATAATTTGTTTATTAGCTACTATGTTTATTCCAGCAATAATGATTAACTTGTTTAAATGACAAGAAACGTAAGAGAAGCAATGAGCTGGTGTTTTAAGAATGACATCAAGGTAATAGTAAAACCATTAACAAGAACAAGAAGACCAGAAGTTAAATTAGAGATACATAGAGAAGGAAGAATACAAATAGGAAATGAAACATACAGACAAGACAAAAAGTTAGGAGATAAGATACAAGAACTGTACTTATACCTATATAAGACATTAAGATAATTTTTAGGTTAATAGTTAGAAAAGAGGGTTGCTTTATACAAAGTAATCCTTTTTTCGTTTTATAAAAAACACTTTATGCAATTAGAAGTTTCTATACCTAGTACACTAAAAGAAGTTCAGTTAAAAGACTATCAAGATTTCTTACTTATAGAGAATCCAAGTAATGATGATTTACTTAAATGCATCCTCAACATAAACACAAAAGAGCTAGGCAAGATTAAAGACAAAGATGTAGATTACTTAATCAATCACATCAATAAACTATTCGACCAAGAACATAAGTTTATCCCTACGTTCTATTTAAATGGTGTTTCTTATGGTTTTATACCAAACCTAGATGAGATTACCTATGGAGAAAATAAAGACGTTACAAGCTATATAAATGAATGGGGTAATATGCATAAAGCAATGGCTGTACTATTTAGACCACTTAAACAAAAGCAAGGACATAAGTACTTAATAGAAGAATATGAAGGAAGCCACAAGTACAGCGAGGTAATGAAACAAATGCCATTAAGTGTTGTATTAGGTGCTATGGTTTTTTTTTACAATTTAACCAACGAATTGCTGAACTATATACCGAGTTATTTGGAGAAAGAAGTAGTGAAGGAACAGATGATAGGTCAAATTTCTCAAGAAAATGGGGAAGCTATTCAGAACTATATACACTTGCTCAAGGAGACATTACAAGATTTAAAGAAGTTGCAAGACTTCCGTTACACCAGTGTTTAATGTACTTGGCATTTGAAAAAGAAAAAGCAGAATTAGAAACAAGAATGATAAAACGTAAATCACAATAATATGCAAGGATTTTATAATCTATCCGAAAAGATAAGACAAACACTACAACTAGATGACTTTGTCAATACAGTTACCTATGGAGACATATACGATGTAGACTTAAACAAACAGACTATATTTCCCTTATCACACTTTATGGTAAATAGTGCAACTATGCAAGGTAACGTATGGAGCTTCAACATATCTCTATTATGTATGGATATAGTAGATGAGAATAAGAAATTTGCAGAGGGAATACCACAAGAGTTTAGAGGTAACAACAATGAACAAGATGTATTTAATACACAACTAGCAGTAGCTAATAGATTACTAGAGTTATTATTAAGAGGAGACTTATATGTAGACAAATACCAATTAAGTGGAGACCCTACATTAGAACCTTTTGTAGATAGATTTGAAAACAAGTTAGCTGGATGGACAGTTACATTTGATGTGCTAATTCCTAACGATATGACTATATGTTAAAGAACTTGCAAACAGAGTTACAATCTTTTGGTAAGTATGTAGTACAACAATCAAGGTCTAATCTTACTAAACAAAAACATAATGTAAGTAAAGACTTGTATAATAGTATTCATTACAAATTAGAAGAAAATAATGGAAACTTTGATTTAGCATTTATAATGGATGAGTACGGAACATTTTTAGATAAAGGTGTTAAAGGTGCTAATCCTAGTTTAGTTAAAGGTGGTAAACAAAAAGGAGGTAATAGTCCTTATAGTTTTAAAAACAAAAGACCACCTATGCAACCTATAGCTGATTGGGCTAAAAAAAGAAACATAAGATTAAGAGATAAAGAAGGAAAGTTTAAAAAAGGTAATTATAGAACAATAGGATTTATATTACAAAGAAGCATATTTGCACAAGGAATAAAACCAAGTATGTTTTTTACTAAACCATTTTTAGCAGCCTTTGATAGATATCCAGAATTATTAAGTAAAGCATTTGCACAAGACATAACAGACATATTTAAAGACAACAACAATGAGTAAAATAAACGTAAGAAGTCCTTACTTCGTAAACCTATCAACTACTAACTTGGTAAGCGCAAAGCTTGAGATAAGAATATATGTAGGAGCAGCAGAAACAACTTGGCTAGGAAGCCCACAATACACATTAACCTCAACAGCTATAAACGAAAAAGTAAACTTTGAAATAGCAGAGTTAATAAAAGACTACATACCAGCAGCATTTAATGGAGTATATCCAAATGATTTAAATGCAACAGAAGATTACACAACCTCTTACGTTGATTATAGAGTAACAGAAACATTAACTACTGGAGTACAAACACCAGTTGATACATTAGGAGTAAGAGCATTTTATGGTTATGGATATTTTGAAGAAGGTGCAAACCCTCAACTACTACAAGGCTACTTACAATCAAACACAACAATACTAAAACTACACGATGCTCCTATAAGAATACCAGTAGATAATGAAAACACTAACTCTGTTGCATTTTTATATAAAGGACAACAAGTATATTCTTGGCTTCCTAGCGTTGGTCTTAAAATACAAGACCAGATTGTTTATGTAAGTAATGGTGTTAATGGTGCAGATAGCTTTGAAGAAAGAGTAGAATTAGATGGAGGTACATTTGAAGACAATGCTTGTATTAACGAGTTTGAAGATGACTTTGAGTTATTCCCAGTTGATGAGGTTTTAGTTAGTGGTGTTGAGGGATTGACTATAATTAAAATAGACAACATAGACGAATGTAAATACACACCTTATAAACTAACCTTTATAAATAAGTTTGGAGCATATCAAGATATATGGATGTTTAAGAATTCTAAACTTGCAATGACTACTGAAAAAGACAAATACAAATCTAACATAATAAACAACGGAACATACGAAACGTATAACGCACAAGTTAGATTACTATCTAAAAACGCAAACCAAAGACTTACTTTAAATAGTGGTTATTATCCAGAAAGCAATAACGAAATATTCAGACAACTATTTTTAAGTGATAAAGTATGGATAGAATACAAAGAAAAAACACTAGCTGTAAATATAGAGAACAACAATATAGACTACAAAACAAGTCTTACTGATAGTTTAATAAACTACACAATAGATGTAAGTTTTGCATTTGATACTATAAACAACATAAGATAAATGAATTTAGAATTATATATAGATAATGTTAGAGTTGATTTATTTAAAGATGAAGCAATTACTCTTACTGACACACAACAAAACATTCGTGATATTGCTTTAGTGTTTACTCCTTTTAGTCAGCAGTTCAACTTACCAGCATCCTCTACTAACAATAAGATATTTAAGCATTACTACAACAACGATATAGTAAATGGATATGATGCTAGGTTTAGAGTAGATGCTATTATAAAACTAGATGGAGCAGATTTTAAAGTAGGCAAGATTAGATTAGATTCTGTATCTATGAAAAACAATAAAGCACACGCTTACAAGGTGGTGTTCTTTGGGAATACTTCAAGTCTTAAAGATATATTTGGAGATGAAACATTAAGCGCTTTAAATCCTTTAAATGCTTATGATATAAAATATAATAATAGTGATGTTTTAAATGCTTTTAAAGATGGTTTACAAAGTACTGGATTAAAAGCTACTTCTACTGCTAACAGAAATATTACTTTGCCTTTAATCACTTTACAAAACTATTATAGTTATGATTCTACAAACACAATAACTACACCTAACCTACATAATGTAAATTGGAATCTATTACAAAGAGAATTAAAACCAGCAATAAAATGCAAACGTATTATAGAAGCAATACAGACTCAATACAATATAGAGTTTAATATGGCAGATGAAACTGGTATAACAAGTTTTTTTGATAGTGATGTATTTGATGAATTGTATTTATGGCTACATAGAGAGAAAACACCTATAACAAATCCAGAAACTACTACACCTTTATTTGGTATTGATTTTCAACAAAGGTCAAGGAAATTAACATTTGCAGATTTTACATTTGTTTCTGGTGTTGATTATTTAAGTGGAGGTAATCTAGTAATAAGTGATGAATATAATTATTCAATTAGGTTAGTTTTAGATAGTAATGCTGGAGTTGAGTTAGAGATTATATCAATAGATAAACTTACAAACGAATTGTTGGATTATCAAACAAGAATAACACCACCTAGTAATTACAATGTTACATTAAGAGATTTAGATAGTGGTACTTTGTCATCTAGAACTTATGATATAGAGTTTAGATTTAATACTCCAACAGTAGGAGTATTTGATGCAGAAACAATGCTTATAACACGAACACTAAAAGATGGAACACCAGTAGATTCTGGTAACTATTCTTATAATGCTTTTAATTTAGAGCAAAATATATTTATACAAGACTATATACCTAATATGAAAGTCCTTGACTTTATGACTACTTTGTTTAAGATGTTTAATTTAACTGCATATACTAAAAGGGGTTCTAGTAAAATATATGTAGAAACATTTGATGACTTTATGTCTACTGGCAATACTCACGATATTTCTAAATACATAGTTGTAGATTCTAACAATATAGACAGACCAATACCATATTCAAGAATTAACTTTAATTATTCTACATCTGTTACGCAAACATCTTTAAGATACTTAAATCAGTTTAGCCAACAGTTTGGAAACCTTAACTATTCAGCACCAGAAAAATACGATGGTCAAAGCTATGATATACAAGTAGACGGACAACGTAGTCAATTAATAAACATAATTGATGAGAATGATGATTTGACTGGAATTGTTTATGGTTGGTGGGTAGATGCCGAAAGTAAAACAACATTAGGTAGTCCGTATATGTTTTTCAATGATTTAATTGATGTAGCAGATTATCCAGTTACTTCTCTTGTAATAGAAGAATACAATGCGCCTTCTAATGTTAGTCCAGACAGAAATCATACTTTAAACTTTGGAATTGAGTATAACGAATATACTGGTAATGTAAATGAAAATAGTTTGTTCAATAGATTTTATTCTCAATACATAGTTAAGCTTTTTGAAGAACAAGCTAGAGTTGTAAAGTTTACTGCTCAATTACCCTCATCAATAGTTTTAAATTATGAACTAAATGATGTGTTTATTGTAAACGGACAAGAGTACTTTATAAATAGCATAAGAACTAATTTGCTAACTAACAAAAGTGAATTGGAATTAATAACCAAACAAAGTGATTACACACCAAGCGTATTAACATAATGATAGTAATAAAATTATTAAACATAGATGAGTTTTACGGAGTAAGTGAAACTATAGAAATAGCAAAAGGCAAAAACAAAATGCCAGAAACATTTAAAGAAGGATTCAAACAAATTAAAAGACATACAAAATGGCAGAAAAATACAAAATAGAATTTGAGGTAGATTCTAGTGGAGCAGTAAAAAATGTTGAAAAGGTAGACGATGCTTTAAAGGATACTGGTAAAACAGCCAAAAAGGAATTATCTGCAATTGAAAAAGGCGTAAAAAAAGTAGGTCAAGCTGGAAAGACTATTGCAAGTGGTGGTTTAAAAGCTATAGGTTTAGGTTTAAGAGGTATTGGTAAGGCTTATTTAGCTGCTGGTATAGGAATAATAGTATCTGGGTTTACATTTTTATATAATGCTTTAAAAGAGAATCAAGAAGTACTAGATACGTTTAATACTGTGTTTGAAACTTTATCTATTATTGGAAGTCAAGTCGCTGATGTTATAGTTAATGTTTATAAAAGTGTAGCAAGTGCTACAGAGAATTTTGATGCTTTAGGTAAAGTCATAAAAAGTTTATTAACTATTTCTATTACACCTTTAAAATTAGCTTTTGATGGAATTAGATTAGGTTTACTATCAGCACAATTAGCTTGGGAAGAATCCTTCTTTGGAGATGAAGACCCAGAAACAATTAAAAGACTTAATGAATCTATATTTGAAACAAAGCAAAGTCTAGCAGACACAGCCAATGAAGCTATATCTGCTGGTAAAAGTATTGTTACAAATTTTGGAGAAGCAGTTACAGAAATTGGTAATATATCAAAACAAGTAATTGAAGGAGTTAAAGACATAAGTATTGAAGCTGCAATTGAAACTGCAAAAACAAATGTAGCATTAAAGAAATCTGCTGAATTAGCAAGAGTTGAAAATCAAGGGTTAATTGAGCAATATGACAGACAAGCCGAACAACAAAGACAAATAAGAGATAATGATTTAATTTCTATTGAACAAAGAATAGTAGCTAATGATAAACTTAAAGCCACATTAGAAGAACAAGAAAAATTAATGCTTGAAAATGCTCGTTTAATACAAGCATCTGCACAAGCACAATTTGATAAAAATGCAAGTGATGAAAACGCATTAATATTAGCTGAAGCTAAAAATGAAGTTAAAGCTGTAGAAGCACAGATTGAAGGCTTTATGTCTGAACAAGAATCTAACAGAGTTGCTTTATTAAAAGAAAAAATAGAACTAGATTTAGTAAATGATGAAGCTACTGCAATTAGGCAAAACGAACAAAGATTGTTTGAAGCAGAAATGGATGAAAACGCTGTTACTAGATTACAAACTACTTTAGCAAATTTAAAAGCAGAAGAAGAAGCTGAAACATTAAGGCTTAAAAACAAAAGAGATAACTTTGAACAAGGTACACAATCTTATATAGATGCTAACAATGAATTATTAGATTATCAACAAGCAAACGCTAATCAACAAGTTAAAATAGAAAAGGAATTAGCAGAAGCAAAACAAGCTCAAATCAAACAAACATTAGGAGATATAGCAAACATAGTTGGTCAAAATTCTAAATTCGGTAAATCTATTGCTATAGTACAAGCAATACAAGATACGTTTGCTGGAGCAAATAAAGCTCTTTCACAAGGAGGATTATTTGGATTTGTAGGTGCAGCATCAATAATTGCTACTGGTATAAGAAACGTTAAACAAATAGCATCAACTAAACCACCAGAGCCACCAGCTGGATTAAGAGGTGGAGGAGCAAGTACTTCTGTGGCAACACCAAGTATTCCAACACCTACTGCACCACAAACACCATCGTTTGATATATTAGGTACAAGTACAACAAACCAAATAGCTTCTGCATTAGGACAACAAGCACCAGTACAAGCATTTGTTGTGAGTCAAGATGTTACAACTGCACAAAGCTTACAAAACAATATAGTACAAGGAGCATCACTAGGATAATAAAACAAAAAACTAAATTAAACGTTTATAAAAAAAGAACTATGGAAATTATAGAATTAATAATAGATGAGAACGAAGAACTATCTGGCATAGAAGCTATATCAGTAGTAGAGTCTCCAGCAATAGAAGAAGATTTTATAGCACTTAAAAACCAAGAGCAAATAAGACTTGCAGAAATAAGTAAAGAAAAAAGACTACTTATAGGTGCAGCACTTATACCAGAACGACCTATTTATCGTAAGAATGGAGAAAATGAGTTTTACATCTACTTCTCTAAAGATACAGTAGCAAAAGCATCACAAATGTTTTTAAAACGAGGTAATCAAGGACAAGCAACATTAGAACACACAGAAGAAAAACTATCTGGTATGACTATAGTTGAATCTTGGTTAGTAGAGGATGATGTTCACGATAAATCTCGTAAGTATGGTTTAGATATGCCTTTAGGTACTTGGATGGTTGCAATGAAAGTAGATAACGATGATATTTGGAACAACTATGTAAAAGAAGGTAAAGTAAAAGGATTTTCAATAGAAGGCTACTTTGCAGACAAACTAAATAGACCACAAGATAAACAACAAGACCAATTAAGCGAAGACGATAAACTACTAAACGATATAATAGATGTACTCAAGGAATCAGAGACCAACAAAAAGTAGAACATCTCCACAAGGAGGTAAAAGAGGATGTTTATGTAAAGACAATACTTATAACTCTAAATGTTGTAATGGAGATTTACAAAATCAAGGTATAGGTAAAACAAGTGGAGAAACTCCTATAGGAGATGAGTATTATTACAAAGTACAAAGATGTGGTCATAGTATGCAAAAAGAAATACATTTACATAATCAACAATTAGTTGTAGGTAATGTGTATTATTTAGAATTTGAAAATACTGGTCATAGCAACTGTTATACAGTATTAGAAGTTAAACCAAGTGGAGAACAACACGTAGATACTGCAACGCTTTATAACGATTGTACAGCTTGTTTAACAGCACATCCATAACGAATTTACAACACTAAATATAGTAATTCGTTTTATAAAAAAGTAAATACTTAAAATTAATATATATGAACTCTAAAGAAACCCTTAACAAAGTTAAGACATTACTAGGTTTAGAAGTTCAGTTAGAGGAGAGAAAGTTGGAAAACGGAACTCGCTTTGAAGCTGATTCTTTTGAAGCTGGTAAAGAAATCTTTATCATTACTGATGAAGATGAAAGAATTGCAGTACCAAAGGGAGAGTACCTTTTAGATGATGGCTTTACAGTTATCGTTGAAGAAGATGGTATTATCTCTGAAGTTAAAGAAGCAGTTGAAGAAGTAGTAGAAGAAGTTGTAGAAGCACCAGTTGTGGAAGAAGTTGAAGCTGCTGAAGAAGCTGACGTACAAGACTGGAAAGGTATGGAAATAAGAATTAAAAATCTTGAAGATGCTATCGCTGATTTAAAATCACGTTTTAGCGAAAAAGATGATTATAGTTCTGAAGAAACTGAAGTGGAATTATCTGCTGATGTAAAACCAATTAAACACAATCCAGAGTCTAAAGGAGAAGTAGAAATGAACCTTTACGCTCAAAACAAACCAATGAGTACTCAAGATAGAGTATTTGCTAAATTATTTAAAAACTAAAAATTAAAAACCAAAATTATGTCAAATAAGATAGACCTTGCGACTACAGTAAACATTACTTCAACTTATGCTGGAGAATTTGCTGGAAAGTACATTAGCGCTGCTTTATTAAGCGCTTCAACAATTGAAGACGGAGGCGTAGAAGTTATGCCAAACGTAAAATTTAAATCAGTTATTCAAAGAATTGAAACTGGTAGCTTAATCGCAGATGGAACTTGTGATTTTTCTGCTTCTTCAAACGTAAACTTAACTGAAGTAGTTATTCAACCAGAAGAATTCCAAGTAAACTTACAATTATGTAAGTCTGACTTTATCAACACTTGGGAGTCAATCCAAATGGGATATTCTGCATTCAATCCAAACGGATTACCTACATCATTCGCTGATTATTTAGTAGGACACGTAGCATCTAAAGTTGCTGCTGCAAACGAAACTAATATCTGGACTGGAAATTTAGGTGGAGCGCAAGCTGGAGAATACAACGGATTAGAAACTCTTGCTGCTGCTGATGCAACAGTATTAGATGTATCTTCGCCAGTTCCTTTAACTGCTGCTAACATCATTGATGAAATGCAAAGAGTTGTGGATTTAATTCCAAACGCACTTTACGGAAAAGAAGATTTAAAGTTATACGTATCTAACAAAGCTGCTAAATTATACATTAGAGCTTTAGGTGGATTTGCTGTAGCTGCAACATCAAACGCTGGTTCTGATAACAAAGGTACTCAATGGTACGGAGGAGGAAGCTTATCATTTGGTGGTATTCCAATCTTTGTAGGTAGAGGAATGTCAGATGATACAATGATGGCTGCTCAATCTAGTAACCTTTTCTTTGCAACTGGATTACTTAACGATTACAACGAAGTAAGAGTAATTGATATGACTCCAATTGATGGAAGTCAAAACGTAAGACTTGTAATGAGATTTACTGCTGCTGCTGCAATAGGAGTAGGTGCTGACGTAGTTTACTACGCTGGATAATTAAACTAAATAAGGGGAGGGTAAAACCTCCCTTTATATTATTAACTCAAAAAACTTAAACATATGTCTTGTGATATTACTGCTGGAAGATTAGAGCCTTGTAAAGACTCGGTTGGAGGGATAATAGCAATCTACATCTCAAATTATACAAGTGGTTTATTAGGAACTGCTACTTTTGGAACTGATGATGAGATTACTGCTTTTGCATCTCCTTTAACTTTTTACAAATACGACTTAAAAGGAGCTAACTCTTTCGAACAAACAAACGAGAACTCAAGGGAAAATGGAACGTCATTCTGGACACAAACTGGAACGATAGTTTTAAAGAAACAAGACCTTGCTACTCGTAAAGAATTAAAATTATTAAGTTATGGAAGACCTCAAGTAATCGTACAAGATTATAATGGGAATTACTTTTTAGCTGGAATTGAAAATGGATGTGAATGTGCTGTTAATACAGCTACTGGAGCAGCTATGGGAGATTTAAATGGCTATAACATAACATTTACTGGAACTGAAAAACAACCAGCATATTTTGTAGCTTCTTCAATTATTGGAGATACAACTAATACTGTTGTAGTAGTAGGAACTTAATTTTTATACATTTTTCTTAAATTAAGGGTATTCTAACGAGTACCCTTTTTTTATATAAAACACTTTTGCCCTTTTTTCGTTATTTAAAAAAGCTTTTAATGATAATACTAAATACTAATACAACTGCACAACAATTAAAGTTTATTCCTAGAGAATATTCTGCTGATAGTGTTATTATTACAGACCAAGACACAAACACACCAGTAACATACTCTAGTTTAACATTTACTAAAAATAAATACTATTTAGAGGGTAATGTAACGTTTAGTCCAGCTTTAAAAGAAGGAACATTTTATACACTATCTGTTTTAAATGGAACAAGCGTAGTTTATAAAGACAATATATTTTGTACAGACCAAACTATTAGTACATATAGTATTAATAAAGATGTTTATACAGAACACGCAACAACTAACGAATACGTAGTAATATGAGCGAATTTTTCGTAACAAAACTTGCAGCCTACACAGCTCCAGAAGTTGTAGAGTTAAAGAATAAAGATTGGGTACAGTATGGGGTAGATAACGACTACTTTAATTACATAATTGATGTAAACAACAACTCAACGACTTGTAGAGCAATTACTATAGGTATTTCTAATATGATTTATGGTAAAGGTCTTGCAGCACACGATGCAGACAAAAGACCAGAGCAATATGCTCAAATGATGTCATTATTTAAGAAGTCTGATTTAAGAAAATTCATAAATGACTACAAAGTATTAGGAATGGCTGCATTTCAGTTAGTTTATCAAGATGGTAGAGTAAAAGAAGTACATCACTTTCCAATGGAAACATTAAGAGCTGAAAAATGCAATGATGAAGGAGAAATAGAAGGATGGTACTACTCAAACAACTGGGGTAACTTAAAACCAACAGAAAAACCAGAAAGAATACCAGCGTTTGGGTTTGGTAAAGCAAATGGCGTTGAAATGTACGTTTTAAAGCCTTATGAAGCTGGTAAGTACTATTATAGTAGTCCAGATTGGTCTTCTGCGATGCCTTACGCTGTGTTAGAGGACGAAATAGGAGATTACCTTATAAATGATTGTATAAATGGATTTAGTGGCACTAAAGTGGTTAATTTTAACAACGGAGTACCAGACCAAGAAAAAATGCAATCAATAAAGAGCGATGTACTAAACAAACTAACTGGAAGCAGAGGAGAAAAAGTAATCGTTGCTTTTAATAACAACTCTGAATCTAAAACTACAATAGATGACATTCCTTTAAACGATGCACCAGCACATTATCAGTATTTAGCTGATGAGTGCTTTAGAAAATTAATCGTTGGTCATAGGGTTACATCTCCAATGCTTCTAGGAATACGTGAAGGTAATGATGGACTAGGAAACAATGCAGAAGAAATAAAGAACGCTACACAACTATTTGACAACATAGTTATACAATGCTTTCAAGACCAAGTAATAGAGTGTATAGATGCAATCTTATCAGTTAATGATATAGCATTAGATTTATACTTTAAAACGCTTAAACCTCTTGACTTTAGTGATATTGACATAGTTAATGAAGAAATCATTGAAGAAGAAACTGGATATGAGTTAAGTAAGACTTGTTGCTCATCAGATTCAGAAGAAGAATTAACAGAAGAAGAATCAGAGAACATATTAGGTCATTTAGCAGAGAGTGGAGAACAAATGTCAGAAGAATATGTGTTTGTTGATGAAATAGACGAGGAAGAAGACATAGACAACGAAGATTGGGCAAATTACTTAATAAACGAAAAGAAAAGCACACTATCTAAAGTAAAAGGTCTGTTAGGTTTAAAAGATGAAATAGATTCCAAGAAAAAAGGAAGTTCTTTTAGTTATTTAGATTCTAAAAACGGATTATATAAAATAAGATACACTTACGCAATAGGTTCATCAAAAGCAAGTAGTTCTCAAAGAGACTTTTGTAGAAATATGATGAATATGGCAAATGCTGGTACTGTATGGACAATAGAGGACATAGACAGAGCAAGTAGAGAGGGTGTTAATAGAGAATTAGGGCATAAAGGTAGGTCTTACGACTTGTTTAAGTTCAAAGGTGGTATTTATTGTAGACACAAATGGAAAAAGGTCTTATATAGGCTAGAAAGCAATACAGAGCCATCAGAGAATTTAGGAAACTATAAAAAGACAAGAACTATTCCTAAAAGTTATATGAAAAACCCAAGAGGTTCTAAACAAGCTGGAATTGCGCCAGAGAATATGCCTAATAGAGGAGCATACCCTAAATAAGATAAGAAATGGCAAAAGCATTATTTATAACAACTAAAGACATTAAAAGGTATTCTGTACTTTCTGGTAATGTAGACCCAGACAAGTTTATCTATATGGTAGAGATTGCACAAGATACAGAGGTACAAAATTATTTAGGAACTAAACTTTTAGAAAAGATACAAGCATTAATTATAGCTGGAACTATAAACGACCCAGCTAACGCTGCTTATAAGACACTTTTAGAGACGTATGTGAAGCCTATGACTATTTATTGGGCATTAGTATGCTATATGCCTTTTGCTGCTTACACAGTAGCTAATGGTGGCGTATATAAACACACATCAGAAAGTAGTGTAACAGTAGACAAAGATGAGGTTGATTATTTAGTAGAAAAATATAGAGACATAGCACAATTTTACACTAATAACTTTATAGACTTTATGGTATATAATCAAAATACGTATCCAGAGTACAACGCAAATACTCAAGATGATACATATCCAGACACTTCTAACGCAGATTTTGGTGGATGGGTATTATAAGATATAAACAAAAAAAAGAGAATATTGTAAAGTTAGTACAATATCTAAAAAAGAAATATGTGGACACAAACGAACACACTAGACATAGAAATAAATTATAACTATAAAACAAATAAGTAATGGATACTGGAACATG